ATTTTTTGGAATACCTCCAAATAACGAACCAGAAACAATACCGTTAAGTACCATCGACCCGGTATCTAACCAGCCATCTACATTACTAAGTGCGCTATCATTTAAGAATGATGCGTATGGGTTCGTTTTATCAATTACGGATAGAATTTCGTCTGTTTCTTTACTCATATACCTAATTATAGTATATGTTTAAGGTATATCAAGAAGGAAATACCTCGTCTCTAACAAAAAAGCTAAAAACGAGGTATTAATAATTTTAAAGTATGTTTTTTTATTCGTCAAAAAGCTTAATAACTTCAGCTTCTTCCCCTTCACCTTGTGTGGTACCTGCAGGTACTAATGTTGGATTAACAATACGTTCATACTGTTCTGCAATACCAACATCTACATTAAACCCTTCACCTAATGCAACACTTGACTTAGTGTATGTAAAGAAGTTCTTTCTGCTTTCATCTTCACCAGGTTGTACGAATTCAGCAAAGAATAGTGGAAATAACTGTACAGCCATTTGCCCGTTTTCTTGTTGAGCGACATGAATCATTACAGGGTTTTCAACTGTAATTGAGGTCTTAGTCTCACTCGAGTTAATACCGAAAATGCTGCGACCAGCATTATCAATAAATGTAGTATATTTTATTTCTGACATACTATTATTTTATACTATAAAATTGATTTATCAACTTAAAAGATCGAATAAATTTGTCTGAACTGCTTGACCAGGTTGTTGAATAGACCAATTAACATTTTCATAGAATCGTTCAATTACAGCATAAAGGTTCTTCTGAAACATCTTATCATAATCTGCAAAGAAAACTTCCTTAAACTCATCAGGTAAATAATATTTGTAAGCTAAGCAAGATATATTGTAAGGGTTCGGTTGCTGAATATAAAAATATCGAACTTTATCACCACTACTAATAGTTTCATAATCATTTTCGATATCAAACTTCTTTAATAGCATATTATAATAATATGCAGCCTTTGCGTGGATAGGCATACCTTTTGCAGTTTTATACCCATCACATTGCCTTGCATAGTTTTCATAATTTCTTAACCCGGAAACAAATGTAATATCTTCAACGGGTAATCCTTTGAAAATCTTATACGTTTCATTCAATAAATTATTCGTTTCGACAATACTTTGCGTTAAAGCATAGTTTCAATGATACCTTTAACATGCGGTTTAATAGGTTCAGGCATTGTACTACGTACTACTTCAACACCAGTATACTTATATTTATCCATCGGTATACCTTCATCATCCAATATATGCAATACATAACGCTTCTTCTGTAAAAATATACCAACATCAGCTATAACTTCTCGTTTGAATATAAATCTGCAGTCTTTAGAGTTTAAAGCTTTAACACCCCATATTTTAATTTCTCTATTAAGATAGTCTTCAATATTCTGAACTTCATCATATAGTTGCTTAGTTAAAGTACCATCTGTATTTTTAAATGCTATATTAATATTATCAATTAATAATTTTATAGATATATACGAACTATCAGTATCATTATATACAACACAACTTTCTAGTTTTTCAACATCAGTAATACCAGTTTGCTCTTTAACATAATTTTTAAGTAATTCATTTGATTTCTTAATAACAGATTGACCTGTCAATGTAATGGATGATGCAATATCATCATCGCCAAAAGGTGCATGCCTATTACCAAAATAACCGTAAATTGAATTAATAAAAACCTTAATACATAACTGCTTTGAATCTAATTGATCAATCTTAGTCTTAGTTGCTTTATCTTTATTATTTGCATATTCTCTTTTTAAGATGTTTAACTCCTTTTTAACTTCAACGCGTTTCTTATAATAAAAGTCTAAAATGGTAGGCATAATACCTTGCTTCTTCTGACTAAAAAGTACATTAGCTTTACTAATACCAATTTCTTCATTCTTTACAAACTCAATAAACTTCTCAGTCTCAAGTGTAAATGTCTTACCATTAACATGACGTATAGTAACATTCTTATCAGTCTTATCCTCAATTTTACCTATTTTAGTTTCAGGTGACATATTTAAAGATATCATCACATTAGGGTATAGTGAATTAGCATCGAATGATACAATATTTTCTTGAAACCCACTTCTAGGTTCACCTACATATGCACCAGGGTTCTTACCTGTATCCTCATTTCGTATAAACGAAGGTATTTTTTGATTCCTATACCTTGCTGTAACTGCAGTTGCACCGTTGATAACCGAAAGCGAACCTAGTGCAGCTTCAAAGGACGTTAATCCAACGTATGCTAACATTTTAATCAACTCGGTATACTTTAGTTTTTCTTCAAGCTTTTTAAGTAGTCTAACGTCTTGAATATTATACTCTACAAACGTCTGCCAATCCTTATCAGCTAAAGTTGCAAGATTCATATTACCGAAATCGACTTTCTTTTCTCCTAACTCAGCAGCACCAATAGCATCTAGTTTATAACTTGCTTTAACGCCTGGTGAGAATCGTTTATAAACATCTAAATAGTCGATCAATGATACACCTTCAATATACCATCTAATTTGCTCTTGACCAAATTGACCTTTAATAGCTCTGCTATATACTTTACCTGATGGTGATAAACGATTTCTCCAATCTTCACCTAATAGTCTTTCACATCTATTAATAATGTAAGGTAAGTCGAAGAACTCCGAATTCCAACCAGATATAATATCAGGGTAATCCTTTTCAATATACTCTACAAAATTCTGAAACAATTCATGTTCACTCTTACAATGTATATAAGTTACATCCTCATCTTTATTATCATACTCACCTAGACCAAATGTCATATACTCATCTGCAATTGAATCATATGCAGTAATAACATTACATGTATGCGTAGGGTCTTGAGGATTAGGAAACTCATCAGGTGAATATGTTTCGATATCTACAAAAAGTACTTTAATTGGGTTTTGACTAAATTCAGGAGTTTCATTTACTTTCCAGAACGAATCAACAAGGTATTGCTGAATAGCTGGTAAGTTATCAAATACTCTTTTGACACCGGTATCTTTTATATACTTGTAACGTTCATACTGCGTGCTAAAAGTCTTCTTAACTAGTTTAGTACCAAAGATGGATTCAGCTTCTCCGTTACCACTTTCAATATAAAGATACGGATCGTATGAAGCTTTTACTTTAATCCTTTTACCATCTTCATCCCAGGTAAATAAATTAACACATCTCTCTTTTGCATCATAGTATATATTACGGTAACTCACACTATTATTATAGCGTAGTTCCTAATTATATCTACTCAAATTTAACCTTTTAGGGTCACCAACACCATATTGATACAACTCAGTGTAACAATCGATATTAATATCATCTTCTAACCATCTTGTTTCAGCATATTGAGATGCTTTCTTACATAAAGATTTATATCTTTTACGGTCCTTTAATGTATTTTCAATTTGATCAATCATCTCATCACCTGTTCTAAATTTAATAGGCGCATTTTCATATGTGCAAAGATCCTGACAAGCAATCGGTAAACCTAAAGCACATGCTTCAATATATTTTAAATCAGATTTTGCTTTATTAAATGTACTATCCTGTAATGGCGCAACAATCATATTAACATTAAGATCATACAATCCTTGACCATATTCATATAACCGCTTCCACGGGTGGAATTCTATTTTACCGTTTTGAATTAAATCTCTTATCGGTAACGGGTGCGCTCCTAAAAATACCCATTGATATTTATCCACCGTACGACGAATAACATCATTGACGTGTTCAAAGTCATCTCTAAATTTAGTACGATTTTCAACATCAAAATGAGCACCAGAACCTGCATATAATATACGAGGTTTTCTTTTATTTTTTTCGTAACTCTCCATCGTACGATTAATATCAGATTTACCACCAATCCAAAATTTAGGCATAAAATTTGGTATAACTGTTACGTTTTTATTATTTGTCTTTGATGCGTAATAATCACGCATAAATGGGCATGTAACTGTAATTTCATCACATATTTCCATCATTTCTTGAGCAGATTGTCTTATTTTTGGATCTGTAAATGCTGTTTTATATTTATTATAATCAGGAATATCTTCATGAAAGCATATATCATCAATTTCATATATTAACCTAAAGTTATTTGCATCAGCCAATTTTCTTAAAAATTTAACAAACTCTAATTGCTGTGGAGTTGCTTGTCGCTGGATTCTTACAGCTTTAGTTTGTGTATAATATCTTGGATCTACATTCATAACTGTAGTCCCATGAACT